CTACATCCGCCGCGCGCCCAGGCTGACCGCACGGGCCAGCATCTGGGCGATCTGCGCCTCGGACCGCAGCAGGCCCTGCGCGCCGCCGTCCACCGTCACATTGACCGTCACCGCCCCACCCGCCGCCGGGCCGATCTCGCCCCCCGTCGCCGGTCGGAACACCTCCGGCCCGCGCTCTCCGACCAGATAGGCGCCGCCGCCCAGCACCGGCCCGCCATCCGCCCGCGCTCCGCCGAAGCTGGACAGGGCCGCCTGGATCGCGCCGCTTAGGCCCCCGTTCGATCCCGCCGCGGAATTGACCGCGTTCAGCACCGCCCGCGCCAGTTCGGCCAGCGTCACCTCTCCGTCCGCCGCCGCCCGCGCCAGGGACCGGGTCAGGCTGTCGCCCGCCCGTCCGAAGGCGTCCTCGATGGCGGTCGCCGCCTCCTGCGCCGGCGCCTTCAACGACTCCAGTGCAGCCGCCGCCTCGGCCGCCTTGATCGGCACGGCGTCCAGCCGTTCGTCCTCACCCGCCATCGGGCCATTCCTCCATCAGTCGCGCCAGCGTCTGGCGCCCCATCGGCGTCGCTGCCCCCGGCGCCTGGGTCAGGCTCCGCCATTCCTTCAGCGAGAGCCGCCAGAACGCCTCGGGCGCCACCCCCAGCAGCGCCGCCGTCCGCAGCATCTCGCCCCACGGCGTCATGCAGCGACCGCTGCAAAGGCCCGCGCCACTGCCCGGGCCGCCTCGCGCGGATCGACCGCCGCCACGTCCGGCGCTTTCTCCCCGCCGCCGCGCAGCAGGGCCGCCAGAACCACCATCAGGTCGCGCGCCGACAGGGCCTTCATCCGCTCCGCGACCGCCGCCAGTCCTTCGACTCCCAGCCCCGTCTCGATCTCCGCCAGCGCCCCCAGCGTCAGGCACAGCCGACGCGGCGCCCCGTCCAAGGTCACGACGGCCTCGCCCCGCGCGCCATTGGCCCCGATCATGTCGCGCTGAACCCGATGGCCCCGGCGCTGGCCAGGCTCAGGGCGAAGGTCGCCTCACCCTCGTGCGTGCCGGCGTATTCCAGCGCCGCGACCAGGAACGGCCCCTCCAGCACGCCGAAGTCCGGCACGATCAGCCGCCAGCGTTTGGCCGCCTGGTCGAAGAAGGCCTCGCGCACCAGGGCGTCTGAGGCCGCGTCGCGGAAGATCCCCTGCCCCGACACCGCCGCCGACTTCACCCCCGCCCCGGCCAGCAGCTCGCGCCACCGCCCGGCGCTGTCGCCATCCGTCGCCTCCACCGTCTTGGCGTTCAGCGAAATCGTCCGCGCCCTCAGCCCCGCCACCGTGGTGAACACGCCGGGAGACGCCACTGGGGCGCCCTCGATCTTCAGCAATATGTCCTTGCCCGCCTGTGCGGTCATTCGTCCTCTCCCGTTTCCTCGGTCACGGCCCTCAGCCGAACGACCGCATAGGTTCGCCGCCCGTCGCCTGCCCGGAACACGTCGCTGAAGACGGTCCTCAGGGTAGCTGTCCGCACGCCGTCAGCCTCCAGCGCCGCCGCCTCCAGACAGGCGCGCACGGCGGCGGCCACGGCCTTGGCCTCTTCCATCCCCGCAAAGCGCGACACGACCGTCAGCGTCAGCCGCTGCTCCACGCCGCAGTCCGCGGCCGCCACCGGCCGGCTCTCGCACCGGCCGATGACCAGATTGGGCGTCTCGGCTCCCTCGGTCGCCTGGTCGAACACTCGCCCTGCCAACAGGGCGTCCAGCGCCGGATCGGCCTTCAGCCGCACCAGCATCGCCTTCTGCAGCGCGCTCTCGTGATCCCTCATCGCCTGCGCTCCAACTCCAGCCCGACGCGGCCGGGTCTCAGCGGCCGGACGGTCACGATCCCCCAGTCCGCCCCGCCGAAGCGCAGCACCCGTCCCGTCTCCAGGCGCGGGTCGTCCCGCGTCTCGGCGCTCATCGTCTCCACCGCATGGCGTTCGTCGCCCTCGCCCCGCTCGGACCGCCTTCGCGCCCCGCACGCCAGCCAGGCCGATCCCATCGCCTCGAACGTCACGCTGCGCCCGCCATAGGGGGTCTGGCTCTCGACCGGCCGATACAGGCCCGCCAGCATCCGCATCGCCCCGCTCACAGCCGCGCCATCCGATAGGGGGCGATCCAGGCCTCGACCGACGTCGTCGCCATCGCCGCCTCGCCTCGCTCATAGGCCGCCAGCGTCAGCATCAGGATCGCCAGCCTCAGCGGCGCCGGCGCGCTCGACGTCAGGCTCAGACCCACATCCGCCTCCACCCGCGTCTGCGCCGCCTCCAGCAGCATTCCGATCAGCCCGTCCTCATCCGCATGCTCCACGCGCAGGAACAGCTTCGCCTCCGCCACCGTCACCGGTTGCGCCATGGCCGTCTCCGTTGTCAGATTCAGAAAGCTCCCTCCCCCGGCCGGGGGAGGGAGAAACGCGCCTCGCGATCAGCTCGCCGCGAACTTCATCACCTTGATCGCGTCGAAGTTCTGCACCCCGCCGCCGACCCGTTTGGTGGTGTAGAACAGCACATAGGGCTTGGCCGTGAACGGATCGCGCAGCACCCGCACCCCGACCCGGTCGACGATCAGATAGCCGCGCTGGAAATCCCCGAACGCGATGGACAGGCTGTTGGCGGCGACGTCCGGCATGGTCTCGATTTCCGTGACCGGATAGCCCAGCAGGGACGCCGTCTCGCCCAGGCGCGCCGGCGGCTGCCAGATATAGTTGCCGTCCGCGTCCTTGAACTTGCGCACCGCCGAAACCGTGCGCCGGTTCATGACGAACCGCCCGTTCGGCCGGTACTGCGCCTTGGGCGCATAGACCAGATCGATCAGCTTGTCGGTCGGACTGCTGGCCGCAAAACCGCCCGCCGCGCCCGAGGCGACAGAACCGATCTGGCCCCAGGTCTGGCCGGCGTCCGCCACCGTGGGATAGGTCAGAAAGCCGCGCGGCTTGTTCGTCCCGTCGCCGTTGACGAACGCCTGGGTCTCCTGCGCGGCGAAGGCGTCCTCCACCTCGGCCGCCAGCCATTCGTCCAGGTCGATCATGGCGTCGTCCAACAGGGCCTGGGTCGCCGCCGGACTGGCGTAGAGGTCGGCCGACGGAAACTCCAGCAGGGCCAGGGTCGCCGGATCCGTCTCGGGTCGCGCGGCGGTCTCCGCCACCCAACCGGCCGTCACCCCGGCGGTCGAGACGGGCTTTCTGAACACCCCCGCCGCCACCGTCCGCACCGTGGCGATCTCGCGCATCGGCGACACCGTCATCAGCCGCCGCTCGATGGCCCGCTCGGTCTCATAGGGCACGACATAGCCGCCCGAGGTCGCGCCCGTGCTCAGTCCAGCCTTGATCTCCAGACCTTGGGACTGCCCCGTCTTCAGATAGCCGTCCCAGGCCGCCTTGGCCTCGGGGGCCGACACGGGCTCGACCGGCTCGCCGCCCAGGACCGGACGCCGCGTCTGGCTCATCACCCGATCCAGTCGCGCCTGGGCCGCCGCGACCGCCTGGTCGATGCGCGCCACCTTCTCCTCCAGCAGCACGTCGGCCGCCGCCTTCTTCTCGATCTCGCTCATCCGGGCGTCGTTCGCCCCTTTGAACGCCTCGAACGCCGCCATCATCTCGCGCACGACGGCGCCCGCCTCGGGCTGACCCGAGGCCTGTTTGGTCTCTTTCATGATCTCTCCGGTTGAAGAACCGCGTGTTGCGGTTAGGGTCGAGGCGTGAACCGCCTTCTTGAAGTTTCTCTCGTTCCGGGCGCCGCCTGATGTCCCACCTGACGCCCCTCGAAAGCGCCGTCATGGACGCCTTGGTCTGGCAGATGGGCGACCGCGTGCCCGATCTGGCCGCCCAGGTCGCCGCCAGTTCTCCGGGCCTGCGCCGCAACACCGGCGCCGGCCTCTATTCGCAGATGGTCGTCGATGGGAACCGGTCGGCCGCCAATCCCGACGCCACCGGCCTGTTCGGCACGGTCCACGCCATGGTCGGAGGCCTGGCCCAGCCGATCGGCTTCCAGGTCGAGCTGCGTCAGGGCCGTCTGATCGCCCTGCACGGCTGGAGCTATGGCCAGGACACCCGCGCCATCGACTTCGCCAACACCGCCTTCGACGAAATCTTCATCGTCGACGACACCGGCCGCTCCATCCTCTATCGCCCTGCACGACCCGCGCCGGGGCCCGTCTCGCCCCGGCCCCGCGCCGCGGTTCCTGCGACGCCCGCCCCGACGGCGGCTCCGAAGCCGGTTTCCAAGTCCGCCTCGAAGCCGGCCGAAACGCCGCCCCCCGTCGTCGTCCGACCCACGCCTTCGGGCGCCGACATCCTGGCCGGCCTGTCGGACCCGACCGCCTCGCGCGGGGGGCGGCTGGCCCTGGTCTATCTGGGCGCCTACGTCCTGGCGGCCGTGGCGGTCCTCTTCGCCGTCGCCGTCTTCCGCTTCAGCTGGGTCTTCGCCCTGATCGCGGCGGGCTGGATGCTGCGCTCCATCCACGGCAAGAAGGGCCGCGTTCAGATGGCCGCCCTCGCGGACCAGCTGTACCGCCAGGGCGTATTCCAGGCCCTCAAGTCACGCTGAACCGCACGCTGGACAGTATCCAAAACGCCACCCCCGTTTGCGCCCCACGGCGCAGACAGCGGCTTGGCCCAGGGCGACCAAGGGTGGAAAACGGAGCTCAGCCGTGCACAGTGGCGAGATGACCCGTTCGACCCGAAATCGCAGTGGAGTGCCTTCCGAAGGAAACCTCTCCGGCTTGTCGAACACTGAGCTGGAAAAGGAAGCGGCGCGCGTAGCGACCCGGTTAGCCACACCCCTGTCGCCGCGGCTCTCGAAACTCTTCCTGAAGAAGCGTCACGCGATCCAAGCCGAACAGGCTCGGCGCCTGGACTAAGATTCGCAACGAGTCGAACGCCGTCACGGGCTCGCAACCTCGAACCGCGCGCCCTGCAGCATCGGAAACGTCACCAGCGACACCTCCCACAGCTCCACCGCGCTCAGCACCCTCAGCCGCCCCTCGCGCCGGGCCCTGGCGGCGCGATAGCCGATGGACAGGCCGTCCAGCGCCCCTGCCCGGCTCAGGGCGGCGGCGAAACGGGCCTGGGGCGACCAGTCCTCGATCCGTCCACGGACGAACAGTCCCCGCGCGTCCTCTTCCAGCGTCTCCCACACGCCGATCGGCGCATGGGCGTCGTGCTGGTTCAGCATCCGCACCCCTGCGGCCCCCGTCCGCGCCAGACTATCGGCGAAGGCCCCCACCTGCACCACGTCCCCATTCAGGTCCGCCACGCCCCACAGGGAGGCGTAGCCCTGGATTAGAAGGGGTGAAGGGTGGCTCGTGAATCGTGACGACGCGCGCTCGCTCACCAATCTCGATTCCCCCCTCACGATCCGCCCTCCAGCCGCCGTTCGATCCGGTCCACGGCCGCGCGCGTCGCCTCGCCCTGGGCCTCCAGCCGCGCCAGCCGTTCGGCAACCAGCCGCTGTTCGCCCACGCGCTGCTCCAGCGTTGTGATCCGCGCCGCCGCACCGCCGGCCCAGATCAGCCCGCCCAGCGTCTGCACCGCCACGGCGATCAGCAGGGCGGTCGGCGCGCGCCGAATCTGCGTCTCCTCGCTCATTGGCCCAGCCCCGCCATCCGACGCCGCTCGTCCTCGGTCAGAAAACTGGCCGCTTGCAGCCGCGCCCACAGGGCGTCGCGCTCGGGCTGCAACGCCGAGACCGCGTCCAGATCGGCCCTGATCTCGCACTCGGCGAACCGTTCGCCCAGCCAGCCGGTCATCGCCCCCGCCGCCTTCCGAACCAGCGGGATCACCGTCTGGCGCCAGAAGGCCGCATTGGCCTCGCGATAGTTGGCGTAGGTCGCATCGCCCGGTATCCCCAGCAGCTGCGGCGGGACGCCGAAAGCCAAAGCGATCTCGCGCGCCGCTGCGTGCTTGCCGGCGGTGAAATCCATCTCGGCCGGCGTCAGGCTGAGCGGCTTCCAGTCCATCCCGCCCTCCAGCAGGATCGGCCGCCCGGCGTTCGTCGCCCCGGCATAGACGTTCGACAACTGATCCTTCAGCGCCTCGAACTGCCCGTCGGTCAGCCGCTCGCCGTTGCGCGCCCCATAAACCAGCGCCCCCGACGGCCGCGCCGCATTGTCCAGCAGGGCCTTGTTCCAGGCGCCCGCCGCATTGTGCGCGTCCACCCCCTGCGCCGCCGCCTCCAAGGGCGACAGCCCGTACCAGTCGTCCAGCGGGTGCCACAGTTTGAGGTGCATCACCGGCGCCCAGCCGTCCGCCGCCCGCCCGATCCGAACCGACCGTCCGTCTACGGCATAGTCCCAGGCCTCGGGCCATCCCGACCGGCCCGGAACCACCTTCACCCGGTCGGATCGCAGCGCCCACAGCTCGTCCGGCGCCCCGTCCCCGTCCGCATCGCCGGTCGCCTCGACATAGGCGTTGCCCGACACCTGCAGCGCCCCATAGACCGCCTCCATCAGCTCCGCCCCCGACTGTTCGGGATTGGGCCGGCGGATCAGTTTCGCCAGCGGATGGCCATCGTCCCGCGCCCCGTCCACAAACACCGCAAACGGCGCGGACGCCGCCGCCTCGGCGATCATGCGGATGCAGCGATAGGCCACCGCATTCTTCTGATACCCCTCGCGCGCCAGGCTGGCGTAGTCGTTGGGCGTCCAGCGCGGCCGCCCGACGCCCGACAGGGCGATCACACCGCCCGCCCGGCTCTCCTTCGCCTCGGGCGCGCACGCACGCCCCGCCTGGCCGAACGGCCATCGGATCGAAACCATCGTCTTCTCCACCTCGATTGCGGCCGCTAGAGCCGTCTCACGCTCGGCCCCTGGCCGCCGGGCCGAAGCAGCAGCCGCGTCACCGCCCAGACCAGGGCGTCGGCCCGGTCGGGACTGGGTCCGCCCTCCCCGCCCAGGGCCAGCATCTCCTCCTCCAGGGCGGGAAAGTCGCCGCAGTGGACGACCCGCCCCTGTTCGTACAGCAGGGCCACCGGCTCGGCCCGGGCGGCCTTGGACCGGGCGGCGTGGACCATCGTCACCGTCGCCCGACACCCGGCCTGGGCCAGGATGGTCCGCACCATTTCTCCGCCCTGATTGACCTCGGCCACCACCTCCTGGGCGCCATGATCCTCGGCCGCCCGGACCGCCGCCTCGGCCCATCCCTTGGGCGACAGGCCGCGCGCCGTCCGGTCGTCCAGGATGAAGGCCCGCCCGTCCTTGCGCCCCGC